ACGGCTCGTAAAGAGACTTTCTTATTTAAGTAATATGTGTTGAAATTTTAATTAACGCAGGCTATCCAAGCCGACCCCGCCTCGCGGCCGGGCGCGTTGAAGGCCGCACCACAAGGAGACTAAATGAAATATTTATTATTACTATCGGTGCTGTTTATCCCAGGATGCGGGTCAGTTGTGCTATGCGGAGAGCGAACTTACGAGTTTGAGGTTCCCAGCACTATCCCTTTCGTGAGCGGAGCATTTAAAATAAAGCGTAGCTCGGATCATGTTGACTGTGCGCGTGATCCAGAAGACAGAGCAGTAGACAATGACTAGTCACCAGCAGCTATCCAGTATATGTGCTGAAAGCTATCGGAAAGCTACTTTTGAAGAAGCTAACATTGAAGTGTTGGTTAAGGGTAATATCTTTGCATTTCGCGGGACTGATGAACCCAAAGACGCTCTGAGAGATATGCGTATCTTGCCTTTATGGACACGGGAATTAGGCTGGTGTCCCGCAGGGTTCTTGAAAGCATCAAGACGTTTAGTTAACAAAGTAACTAGCGTATGCCTAGAAAAAGACATTGATCACAAAAACATTATTCTTACCGGGCATAGTCTGGGAGGAGCAGTAGCTCTCATTCTAGGTGCATTAATGACAAGAGATGAGATACCTCCAGTTGAAATCGTAACTTTCGGCGCACCCAGATGTGGGCGGTTAAAGATATTGGATAATGTTCCGGTAACACAGTACAGGCACGGCAAAGACATAGTGCCAATGGTTCCTCCCTTGATGCGTAGACATAATAAGTTGGTTAAGTTGGGAGAGCCAAAAAGTCTAATTAAAGATCACTTTGTGGTAAATTATGTAAAGATGAAAAAGCCAAAGGTTTCAAAGTGAGCCCCAAAAAACTAGAACAAAATTCTAGTTACGGACGGTATGATACTGACGGTGATGGTGTAGTCAGTGATGATGAATTAGCGATCAGTGCTCAACTACAAGAGCTAGAAATGTTGCACGAGAAGAATGTAGCTCAGAGGCACATGGTTTGGTTTGCTCTTTGGGGATTATTATTGTACCCGTCTGGTGTAGCAGCTTGTTCATTTCTAGGGCTAAATGATGCAGCGGCTTTGTTAAGCGATATGGCGAACATGTACTTTCTTGCCACGGGGGGCGTAGTCAGTGTGTTCTTTGGCAGTCAAGTTTACGAAGGGAGAAACAAATGATTGAACTGGCCTTCGTTTTTTTAATTGGTTATTTTATTGGGAAGTTATCTAGATGACCGTAGACGTTAAACAGGTTTATGAAGAGATATCCTCAGATGAAGGCAAAGTTCTGCATAAGTACCTTTGTTCAGAAGGTCACGCGACCATAGGAATTGGCCATAAGGTACTACCAGAGCTAGACGTAGAAGACGTTCTTTCAGTTTATGACCCTTACGATAAAGATGTTCCAGAAGAACAAACCATTAGTGAAGGTCGATGCTATGAGTTGTTTCAAGAGGACGTTCAAGTAGCTATTGGTGGATGTCAAAAGATTTACGATAACTGGGAAGAACTGCCAGAAGAGATGCAGCATGTGCTGGTCAACATGTGTTTTCAGTTAGGTCAAGGTGGATTAAGTAAGTTTAAGAATTTTAAATCCGCAGTTGAAGATAAGAACTTTACTTTAGCTGCCGTTGAAATGATGGACTCGCGCTGGGCTGGTCAAACGCCAGAACGAGCTTTACGGTTAAGTAAAAGAGTCGCAGCACTCTCAGGTACATAACATGCCATTACAGCCATTACAGTTTAAGCCAGGGATAGATAAAGAAAGCACCAGCTATACCGCTGAAGGCGGATGGTTTGATGGTAATTTAATTAGATTTAGAAAAGGTTACGCAGAAAAAATAGGCGGATGGCAAAAATATCTTTTAACTTCTTATGAAGGAACTGGGAGAAAACTTCACAATTGGGTTAACCTGGGCGGATCAAAGCTATTAGGGCTTGGCACTAGGTTTAAGTTGTATATACAGGAAGGCGCTGCTTACAGTGATGTTACTCCTTTAAGATCTACTACCGCTGCAGGAGATGTAACCTTTGCCGCGAGTAATGGATCTAGCACCCTTACAGTAGCAGATACTTCTCATGGCGCTGCTCAAAATGACTTCGTTACTTTTTCTGGCGCGGCTACTCTAGGTGGATTAGTGACCGCTGCTGTTCTTAACCAAGAGTATCAAATAGCGACTATTGTTAATACAAACAGTTATACCGTTGTTGCAAAAGACACAAGCGGCAATACAGTCACTGCAAATGCTAGTGATAGTGGAAATGGCGGTGGTTCGATTGTTGGTAAATATCAAATTAGCGGTGGCCTTGATGTGTTTGTTGAAAGCACTGGTTGGGGCGCTGATGCTTGGGGAGATTCAACGTGGGGTTCAACCTCTGCGCTCGCACAAAACAATCAACTTAGATTGTGGTCGATGGATAATTTTGGAGAAGACTTGGTTGCAAACCCTAGAGCAGGGAGTGTTTATTATTGGGATAACTCTAACGGATTAAATACTAGAGCCGTAGAGTTAACAGACCTTACTGGTGCTAATCTTGCTCCGACCAGGGGACTTCAGGTCATTGTTTCAGACGTAGACAGGCACGTTCTAGTTCTTGGTGCAGATCCTATATCTAACACAACAGGTCTTAGAACAGGTTCTATCGATCCTTTATTAATTGCTTTTTCTAACCAAGAAGATATTTCTGATTGGGAGCCAAGGTCTGACAATACAGCAGGATCTCTTAGATGTTCTGCAGGATCTGAAATTATAGGTGGCATAAGAGCTAGGCAAGAAACCTTAATATGGACAGATGCTGCGTTGTATAGCTTACAGTTTATTGGCACACCATTTACTTTTGGTTTGAACTTAATTAACGAAGGCGTTACTTTGATTGGACCTAACTGTGCAGTAAACACTCCGGCAGGCGTGTTCTGGATGGATAGAAAAGGATTCTATAAATACTCAGGTACTGTACAAAGCATTAAATGCACAGTTCAGTCTTACGTTTATGATGACTTTAATCAGTCGCAATCTTATCAATTCTTTGGGTTTGTTAATAAAGAGTTTAATGAGGTTGGATGGTTTTACTGTTCTTCTTCCACCACAGTAATTGATCGATACGTTACCTATAACTACATAGAAGATAGTTGGGCTATAGGTCAATTATCTAGAACGGCATGGATAGATGAAGGCATTTCGCCTAACCCTATTGCTGCAGGCAAGAGCTCCTCTACCGCATTTCTTTACAATCATGAGCTTGGTAATGATGATGATGGGGACGCAATGCAATCTGTATACATTGAGTCTGGAGACTTTGATATCGGTGACGGTGAAGAATTTCAATTTATCAGAAGGATGATTCCTGACATTAATTTCAATGGTACTGGCGGTAGCGATCAAGCAATAGATGCAGTCTTAAAAGTTAGAAACTATCCCGGTGATTCTCTAGCGACAGAACAAACAACTTCTTTTACTGGAAGCACCACTAAGATAGACATGAGGGCTAGAGGCAGGCAAGCGGCTTTAAGGTTTCAGTCCAGTGGCTCAGGTGTAGGATTTAGGTTAGGCAAGACAAGACTCGATCTTCAGCCTAACGGTAAAAGGTAATGGCCAAGATTCTTCAAACACAATTGCCAATATCTTCTGATGAAACAGTAACGTCAGATACATTTAATCGTACCATGAGGGTATTAGAGCTTAATCTGAACGCGGTTGATGTTGATAACACGCCTCAGTTTAATCAAAACTTTTTAGATAAATCTAATTTTAGAAATGGTGATTTAGTTTGGAACACAACATTAGGAAAACTTCAGGTATTCTCTGAGGATTCTTTTAAGACTGTGTCGTATGAATCTGTTACAGACATTGCTACATCTCCAATAGAACAACAAACAAGTTCTTTAGTTGGAACTTCTCTTTTAGGATCTGTGCAAGTAATAGCAAATGGAAACATTACAGTAGAGGTAGGGTTATGACAACTTTGTGTGAACGAGGAAAAAAAGCAGCAAAAAGTAAGTTTAATGTCTACCCTTCTGCTTATGCAAACGCTTATGCCAGCAAGATATGCGCTGGTAAAATTGAAGATCCCTCTGGCACTAAGAGAAAAGATTGGGGTCCGAGAGAGATGAATGGCGGTGGCTTTGTAGCTAAAAGATACAGGATGATTAAATGAGCCTGCGTAAATGGTTTGATAAGGAGAGGTGGGTAGATATTGGTGCTCCTAAGTCAGGCGGCGGGTTTGAGGAGTGTGGTCGCAAATCAACTAAGGATTCTAAAAGAGCGTACCCAAAGTGTGTGCCTGCAAAGAAAGCGGCCAGTATGACAGTAGCTCAAAGAAAAAGCGCAGTATCTAGGAAGAGAGCAAAGCCTCAAGGCGTAGGCGGCAAGCCTACTAACGTCAAGACCTTTGCGGCTAATGGTGGGTTCATGGTGAAATACCACAAAGGTTGCGGCAAAGTCATGCCTAACCGCAGAAAACAAACAAGGTATAGCTGATGTTTAAACGTCATGTAGAAGAGTTTAATCGAGGTGGTTCGGCAATAAAACGCAAGCGTATAAGAAAACGTAACCGTGACAAGATGCCTAAGCGCAATAAAAAGAACTTTAGATCTACAGAATCTGGCGCTGGAATGACAGAAAAAGGCGTAAAAGCCTACCGAAAAGCTAATCCGGGTAGTAAACTACAAACTGCTGTAACAGAAAGTAAACCAACAGGCAAGAGGGCAGCGAGAAGAAAATCCTTTTGCGCGAGATCGGCAGGACAAATGAAGAAGTTTCCAAAGGCTGCAAAGAATCCAAACTCTAGACTGCGACAAGCTCGTAGAAGATGGAAGTGTTAAATGGGTATAGATTACTTAGGCAATCCTCGCGGAGAAAATAAACAATTTTTTCCTGATAAAAATATCGGCCCTACATATGAAGAGGCTATTAAATTTTTAACGAAAGAGCGATCAGACGGGCTTTCCTTTAATGAATCTGACGCACATGCTTTAGTAATATCTCTTGGTGTTGGGCCTGTATTAAAACTTTCTGAATTAGTCCAAAGAGGCGCTAGAGGAACGGCTCAAGCCTTTAGAGATATGGGTTCATTTATTCAAGATCCTTCTGGCGCAACGCTTAATGGTATTCAATCTTTGATTAATACTGCCGTAAAAGGTTGGAATTATGCCAACCCCTTTAACTCAATTGACGCTAAAGTTGATGCTGACGGAAATTATTTTTCTAAGAAAAAAGATGCTACCTCTCCTGCTCCTGATAATGCTGATGAATTAGCTAATGAACAAGCTGTAAGAGACAACCAAGGTTTTCTTCCAAAAGATCAAAAAGGAATAGGTGGATTAAAAGGCGTTGCAAATTTTCTAATACCGGGGACTAGGTTTGATCCTTTTAAAGGAGGCAGTAGTGAATCTTCTCAAACTCCTAAAGGAATAGGAGATCTGCTTACAAGTATAGGTCTTGATGGAAATCAAACAGTATTAAATAAAGACGGATCAACTGCTACTAGAGCAGAGGTAGAAGCTGCTATAGCTCAAGGCCAAGAGCGAGGCAAATTAACCAAGTTAGGCGAGGCGGCTGGCGAAGAGCTTCTTAAAAGATTTGACGAAGATGGCGATGGAAAAATTGAGGGAGAAGAAAGAAAAGCGTACGAAAAAGCCAAGGATCTGGAATTGGGGCCAAATAGTAGGCCCGGTACAGGCGGCCTATACCCTGGCATGGGAGGTCGAAGACAAGAGTATGGAGGAGGAAACTACAGTCCTGCCTCTGGATTTGACAACATGACTAATTACTATTGGCCTATGGCTTTAAATGATGCAGCTATGAGAGGTGAGGATGTGAGTAGTCCTGAAGGAATAGAAGCAATTTTTAACGAAACTTTTCCGGGCGGTGATTACAATAGGTTTAAATATTCTGGCGGCCCTGGCGCTCTTGCATTTTTTGGAGAAGATTCTATTGGACCTGACGGAAGACCATTAAAGAGTACGCCTGATGCCACAATAACCAATGCAGAAGGAGAGATTATTGATGATGTTAATTGGTATACCTATGACCCAATTACCGGAGAAGCTCTTTTTACTGAAGCAGGCTACAATAATTTTAGAGCAGCTAACCCCGGAGTAGTACCACCAGTTGGTGTAAGAAGAGGCAAAGGGACTTCTGCTGGAAGAGGTAGTGAGCCAGATCGTCCATCAGGAGGGGTAGGCGAAGATGGCGAAAGAAACCTTCCTCCTATTCCAAAGCCAGACAGAAATGGTGCTTGTCCTACAGGATACTATGGTGCTGATACTAACGGTGATGGATTTAATGATGTTTGTATTCCTTATCAATCAGATATTCCCGGTGCGCCTGATAATGAAGGCTTAGGAATGGCAGGGAGAGAACGTGATCCCAACGCTAGTTTAGAAGAAAGCGCAGAGGCTTCAGCCAAACAAGTTTTTAACGACCCTACCAATTTTATGAGGTTTGCTCCTAGCGCCTTACAAATGATTGATCCTCGTTATTACAACATAACTTCGTTTGTACCAAGAGGAGAAGAAAAAGATTTTAATATAGGTTATCAAAACATTCCTGGGCAGCAGTATGCTAATTATCCAACAGCTAAAGCAGCGCAAGGCGGGTTAATGAGCTTGGCCGATGGCGGGACGGCATCTTACCCTAGAGTTAACGGTCAGATAGCTGGTCCGGGTACAGAGAAGTCAGATGATATACCAGCGATGCTTTCTGATGGAGAGTTTGTGGTTAATGCCGCAGCAGTTAGAGGCATCGGAAACTTAATGGGTAAGAAAAAACCTAAAAGTAAAATGGATCAAAGACGCGAAGGAGCAAGAACAATGTATGCTCTACAAAAAGCAGGCGAAAAAGCAGCGGGGATAGGTTAATGAGCGAAACAGTTGCAAATACTCAACAAATTATTCAGCCTCAAGCAGGGCAAGTTTACCAAGATCCAGCCGTAGAAAGAACTGCTAGAGATCTGTTGTCTTCTTATTTCGGCCCTAGCGGATTAATGGGTCAACCTACTCCTATACCAATGCAACAAGTTGCTGGCCTTTCTCCGATGGAGATACAAGCCAGAAATATGGCGGGAGGATTAGGAGGTTTTGCACCTCAGTTAAATCAAGCTCAACAGTATTACCAACAAAGCGCTATGGGTTACAACCCTCAGATGGCTCAGTCCTTTATGAATCCTTATCAGAGCAGCGTTATTGATCCTCAGATGAAGGAGATACAAAGACTTGGTGATGCACAAAAGAGACAAGCTAAAGCCCAACAAGTTCAATCAGGAGCTTTCGGTGGGTCAAGAGGCGCTGTACAAGAAGCTGAGATCAATAGGAACGTGCTTGATAAGCAAGCTCAGTTTGGGTCAGACCTAGCTTACAAGGGCTATGGCGATGCCATGCGTGATTCTATGAGCAGCTTTAACGCTATGCAAAACATGAGGGCTGGTGCTGCTCAAGGTATTGCTGGATTAGGCCGACAAGGATTTAACATGTTAAGTGATCAGATAGGATTAGTTGATCGACTTGGTGGAGGAGGAAGAGGAATTCAAGACAGGGCTCTTGGCTATCAATTTGATGCAGCCAATAGAATGGCTAGAGAACCATATGAAAGATATCAACAAGGCGCATCAATACTTGGTGGCTTGTCAGGATTCTTGCCGCAATATTCTAGCGGTTATGGTGGAGGGCAGCAAGATATTGATCGGTTTGAAAATCAAAGTAGATTTGATAGATTCTTAGGCGATGCCGATAAGTTTAAGAAATTCATGGATATGTTTGATTGAGAAATTTATATGAATAACATTTATAACAGACCAATGTTTCAGAATCCCCAGCAACGTGCTGGTGCTGGTATTATGGCTGGCGTTGCGCCAATCAACATGGCCAATGGTGGTGATACTAGTTTGTTCTCTCAAGAAAACATAGATCAAGCCGCAGAAATTGCTACATTCTTTTTTGATCCTAACGACCCAATAGACCAAGCAAGTCTTGCGTTAATGTTTTTTCCTCCAGCAGCAGCAATAGCAAGATTAACAAGCATGGGGATTAAAGGAGCAAAACTTTATAACCAAATGAGTAAAATAGACAAAGCTTCAAATGCAGCGAAAGAAGTTATGGAAAAAAGTGTTAGGCCATCTATGGCTTTGGCTGTTGGTCTTCAAGTAAGTGACGCTGTTAGAGATCCAGACATTCAAAATACAGTAGGAAATATAGGTGATAACTTTAAAGAGATAGCCGATGTTGGAGGTCAAATTTATGAACAAAGGTTTGGAGATTCTGAACCACAACAAACGCTAGGGCAAAGGACTAATAATCCCTTTAATGTTAGGTATTCAAAATCTAACGATTGGCAAGGTGCTGATACCTCTATAAGAGAAAGAGGNTACGAAGGGTTTGAAAATGCTGACTATGGAATTAGAGCAGCAGACAGAGTGTTAGAGAATTATGGGAAAAAAGGTATATCAACATTAAGAGATGCTCTTAATAGATATGCTCCTTCTTCTGAAAACCCTACAGAAAGTTATATTGATTTTATTTCTGAAANAACCAACATAGATCCAGACGCTGAAATAAATTTAGAAGACCCAAGCGTTAGAGCATTAATAATGTCACCTATGGCTACTTTTGAAAGTAAATCTACTTACTCTCCAAATGAAATATCTGAAGCTATAAACAGGGCTAACAATAATATTGTTGTAGATTCTGATGAAGAACTAAATGAAAGTTCTAAAGATGGTGGAATTAGTAATATTATTAATAGTATTTTTCAGGCAAGAGAAGAAAAATCTCCTACGTTCATGAGGGGTGATGAAGAACTAGCTGCTGTTACTAAAGAAGAATTAGAAAAATCAGGATTTGATTCTTTAAAAGACTACCTTAACAACATGAATTTTAATTCAGAGTCAGGTAGGTACGAGCCCGAAGGTATGGCTAACGGCGGAATCATGAAATTAAAAGATGGTAGCGGCCCTGATGGCGTAGAAGAAAGAGTTATTCCTCTAGATGTTGAAGGTCTTTTAAATAAATACAATATTAGTTTAGAAGAATTTTTAAAGTATCCAGATGAAAAACAACAAGCTTATCTTGATACATATAGAAATACTTTAGACTTTAAAAAAAGCTTGGTAAATACAAGGGGAGGTCCAGCTTCTGCTGAAGGTGTGGCTGGTGTGCTTGACGCTTTCAACAGTGTTCTTGAAGCACCCTCGAATATTTATGAGGCTGCAAAATACAGCGACCTTGGAAGAGTTCTTGGTTTTTCTGACCCAGACCAAGAACGTCCAGATGATGACGCTTCTTTTGCTCAAGACATTAAAAGAATAAGAGAAGCTCAAGCGCCAACTTTAGATGAGATTCAAGATTTAGCGCCTCAACCTCCAGAAGTAATTGCAACGCCTCCAGAGCCAGAGGTAGTTGAACCAGGGTTGATTCAAAAAGCGCTTGGCGCTGTAGGTAAGATAGCTGGATTTGATCTTCCAGAAGATGAACGTCAAGCTATGCTCATTGCTACTCAGGGAAGAAGAAAGTATGGAGTAAGTAGAGCAGAAGCATACAATGACGCTCTTGCAAAAATAAGACTTAACGAAGCTCAAGTAAAAGAATTAGAGTCAAGAACTGACGCAAGAGGAACTAGCGACATAGAACAAAGTCTTGAATATTTAAAAACATTATTTCCCAAAAAGAAGCCTTCTGAACTAGTAAACCTTTATCTTTCAAAAGGAAAAAATCAATTAGATAATCAAACAATTGGTAATGCTATTTTAGAACAAGTAAAAATTATTTCAGAAAATTTTATGAACTATCAAGAGGGTTTTGAGGAGGCAAATGTTCGTAGAGCTTCTGAAAATATTCCAGAAATACAAAAAGAAGATTACATAACTCAATTAGCAACAGCACAAGTTTACAGAGCTTTTGGCATTGCTCCAACAAACACTACTGAATCTAGTATATCTATGTCGCAAGAAGATATAGATAAATACAACAAAGTTGAATAGCTATAAAAGGATTTGTTTGTGAGCTTACTAATTAAAGTTCCTGACGGAAGGTCAATAGAAGTTCCAACAGATGATCTGGAGATAGCTAAAAAAACTGCTGCTGGCTGGGTCAAAGACAACCCTATATCTGAAATAGAGGCATCAGAAAGAATAGATAAAGCCGCTCAGATAGGTGATGAAGATGTATCTACTCTTGGTGATGTTACTAAAGGTATAGTTGCTGGACCTATAAGTGCAGTAGCTGGATTAATTTCTCTTCCCGCAGAACTCATTGACTTAGTTTCTCAAGATGAAGGAGAAGAAGGACTAGCTCAAGGCGTGAGAGATGTCTTTGACACCATCACCCCAACAACTAGAACTGGCGCTGGGAATGCAGCAAAGTTTATCACTCAGTTTATTGTCCCAGGAGGAATAGCAGCTAGAGCAGCTAAAGCAAGAAACCTTGGAAAAAAAGGACAGATAGGAGCCTTTGCTGCTGCCGATGTTGCAGCTACCACCCCTGATGTAGAAACATTGGGAGATTTTTTTGATGGCGGTCCAACTAAAAGAATAGATACAGAAGATCTTGAAGCTTCTGAGCTTGCAGCAGCAAACTTAGCCAACAGATTTAAAGTTGCAGCAGAAGGAACAGCGTTGTTACTTGGAGGGCCAGCAGTTATCAAAGCAGTAGCTAAAGGAACAGGCTCGGTAGTAGATGACTTAGCAAAAACAGGCCCAGTTAAATCTGCCGCTGAAGGAATCAGAGCAAATATTTTAGACAATGTCGGACCTATAGCTGACTTAGAAAACCCTACGTTCATATCAAGAAACATAAGAAACGCAAGAAACAAACTTAGAGAGTCTGAGATTGGAGCTAAAGCTGGAAGGCTTTTTTCTTTTAAAGGCAATCAAGCCGATGACGTTATGCAAAGTTTAAGATATTTAAAAATTCATCAAGTGTCTGTGGCAGATAAAAAAATAAGAAGAGAGATAGAGTCTTTAACTGATGGGCTAGAGGTGTTAAATAGAAATGGCGCTTTAAACAAGACTGATCAAGAGGCAATTCTTGATGCTATTAATGATTATATTTTTGCATCTCCTAAAGGAAATCTTTCTAGAGAAACAGTTCAAGCTAATGCTGAAAAATTTTTAAAAGATATAGATGGTAAATTTAAAAAAATTGATAATAAAATTACTTTAAAAAATAACCTTGGAATNTACAGAACAAAAGGTTTGTTGTCTGGCAAATCTAGAGATTTAAGCTTATTAAATTCCGCATCAGCAGTAAGAAATGAAATTGACTCGCTATCTACAATTATTAAAAAAGATTTAACTGATACCAAAGATGAAAATTTTAATAAAGCTTTGTTGCAAGTCATTGGAGACAACGAAAGTTTTTATGGAAGAAGAGTTTATCGAGCATCAAGAGATGATTGGAGCCCTCTGTATAAAGCTGATGGAAAGACAGTTGATCCAGAAAAGNAAAAAAAATTCGATGCTGCTGTAAACAATATAGTTGCAAACAATCAATCTGCTGCGGCAGCAGCAGGCGAGGTATCTCAGTTCGGTGAGAAGGAAGCAAAAGAAGCAGTGCTAAAAATAATGGGAAACGTAAAAAGTTTTTCTAATGCAAACATGAAACCAGCCGACATGGTTTCAGATTCAACCCTCAAAGGAATTTCTACAGGAATATTAAAAGACAGAAAGCTAGACGATCTTCCTGCTGTAAGAGATTTTTTAGGAGAATATACTGGGGCTAGAAATATTGAAGGAGTCATTGGAAGAGAAAAAGGATTAGACGGATCTTTTAAAATTGGAAAAATAAGAGAGCAAACTCTTGATGAGCAAAAGATAGGTCTGCAATATCGAGTTTCTGAAACGGTTAGTAAGATGACTAACATGATTCAGCAAAAGAAATTTTTTGAAAACATAAACAAGCATAATGAAAATTTAAAAAAAATGCCGGGTAACAGACAGTTTCTTTTTGATGATGTTCCTGTCGAAGAACAAATGAAAGGAAGATTTGAACAGCTTGGTAGCGCATCAAAAAGTTCAGACGTTTTGCGATACGGTCCTCTTGCAGGAAAGTACATCAAGGCAGAGTATGCAAGAGCCTTTGAGGACGTACCTACTTATATTAATTTGGGTAATGACACAAATGTTTTAGGCAGACTATATGCTACATTCCTTGGCATTAAAGGCATGTCCCAGATAGCCAAGACTGTATACAGTCCTATTACTCAGATAAGAAATGCCACTACGGCTGCTTTATTTGCCATTAAGAATGGAAATTTTGGGAACGGAGAAGACTTTACAAATTCTGTAAAAGTTGTCTTCCAACAAATTAATGACAACCTAGCTTTGTCAAAAGGGGGAAGTAATAATTTAGCAAATAAAACTCAGATCAATACATTCTATGATGAGATGATACGAAGAGGTGTAGTTAATACCAATGCAAAAGTCGGTGAGTTTGAAGATCTTTTAGGAGATGCAGCAAAGGCAGGCTACTCTCCAAGTTTTACCAAAAAGGTTTTGGAGGCAGCACAAAATACTCAGAACAGGTTTTCTGGAAAGCTTTACCAAGGGTCTGACGATGTTTGGAAAATATATAGTTATTTTGCAGAGCTAGGCAGACTTCAAGGCGCATTTAAAAATGTTAAAGAAGGGGCTTCACTTAATATAAAACCTACTGATGTAGATAACATACTTGATTTTGCAGATCAAACTACACCGAATGGTTTTGTTAATGTTACAAAGCTGCATAAATCTAATGCAAAAGATGCTGCTGAATTTTTAAAAAGAGAAGCCGCAGAGATTGTCAAAGATACTGTGCCTAATTACTCAAGAGTCCCTGAGTTTATTAAAGAATTAAGAAAAGCTCCTTTTGGAAACTTCATTGCTTTTCCCGCAGAAATAATTAGAACAAGCGGTAATATTTATGGCAGAGCCATTAGAGATTTAGCTAGTGATTCTCCAGAAATAAGATCAATAGGAATGAGAAGATTGCTTGGAAGCATAACAGTTGATGCCGCATTGCCTGCAGGATTAGTAACTGCTGGACTAACTTTGACTGGGTCAAGCTCAGAACAATTAGAGGCATACAAGAGATCTTTTGCTGCTGATTACGATAGAGACTCAATACTTATTCCTGTATCTACAGACAAAAATGGAAACATAAGAGAGCTATATAACTTTTCTTACACCAACCCTTATGATTATTTGACTAGGCCAGCAAGAGCAGTGCTCAATGCAGTTAACGATGGGGTTGCTTCAGAAAAAGATTTAACTAACATATTTATGTCTTCTCTCTGGGAAGGAATGATAGAAGCAGTTTCTCCTTTCGCTGGTGAATCTATCATGACTGAAAAGATTTTTGACTTAGGCAGGAATCAAACAAGATATGGAAGAAGTATTTGGGGTCAAGCAGATCCTCTTGGATTAAAAGCTTCAAAAGGGTTTGCACATCTTGTAGACGGAATAACTCCAGGCATTTCGCCCATTACTCTTAGAGGAGATGTTTCAGGACAAGACATTCAATTAGGTAATCTTACATTAGGCGCAGATATAGGAGACTTTCCTAAAGCAATAGGCTTGGCCGTAGGCTTAGACCCAATAACTGGAGTCAACAGGAAAGGTGAAAGAATAGATGCTGCAGGAGAATTTGCAGAAGCTTTAACTGGTTTGAAATTAATGAAACCAAAGATTGACTTAACGCTTACCTATCGTGGGTACGAAGCAGGAAACTTAATCAGAGAAGCTTCTGGAATATTTAACAGAATAGCAAAGTCTAAAACAGGAATGAGTCCAGAAGATATTACTCAATCGTATATCGTTTCTAACGAACAAAGATTTAAAGCATTAAGAGATTTAAATAGAGCCATTGAAGACGCTAGGATTTTAGGTATTAAAGATAGCGAAATAGTAAAATCTTTAAAGAAAGCAAAGACTCCTAACCTAGACATGGTTATGGCTGGTAAATTTAAACCGTTCTTTCCTTCTGATGAAACAATAAAAATTGCTTTTGAGTCTCAAAATAATAAGATGTCTAATCCGTTTAACTTTGGAGAAATGAACAAGATTTACGGAGATCAATATGGAAAAGATTTCTTGCCTGAAGATAAACAAAAACAATCTGAAGAAAGGTTAAGAAAATTAAAACAAATTAGAGCGCAGGCACAAGCTGTTCAAAATGCCCAACCTACTAATATACAAATGCCAGAACAAACAACAACTCCACCTCTTGTTTCTCCGGGGTCTGCTGCACTAAGGCAAGCAGAAATGGATAAACTAACAGGACTTTAATTGATTCCAAAGCGCAAACGAAAAAGCAAATACTACGCAAAGAAGGTTGAGTACGATGGCATTACCTTCGACTCTAAGCTTGAAGGCGCTCGATACAAAATACTCAAGGGAATGGAAGATCAGGGGTACATCTCTGAGCTTGAGGTACAAGTGCCATATGAGTGCGTTGTAGAGGGCAAGAAGGTCTGCAAATATATATCTGACTTCAGGTATAGGTGCGGGGAAGATGTCATTGTAGAGGACACTAAGGGCGTTATAACGTCAGTGTTCTCTCTGAAGAAGAAGTTGGTCGAAGCCCTGTATCCAGGGCTCGTTATTCAGATCATTGTTGATCCAAGAGAGTTGCCTAGAACGGAATATTATCCTCATCCATAACCTGAACCTTTTTAAAGTTATCGAACTCACCGTCAAAGAAGTCTCTCAGTTTCGCAAGGTCTGATACACCATCAAACATAAAGTCTATCTTGGATAGCTCACGCATCTCTGGGCTACTGAACTGCTTGTCACCTAGCTTGTCTGCCGTGACATTGTAGAACTTAAAGATCCCTAACTGATACGCCATGACATCATTGGTGCATTCTTCTGCAATAAGATCAGCCCTAACTAAATGAGGGTTCCATAGATGGTCCCGACATCCTTGCTTCTGCTCATCGATGGTTAGATCTTTATTGAATCTGTTGCAGTGCCATGCTGCGTTGTTGCTTTCCATGTCAGGCTTACAGGAATGACAGTTCCTGCAGTTAACGGACGGTGGCAAGCGATTGCCTAAGTAAGATCCCCTGTACTGTTCAGTCTCATTCTTTAACCGCCAATCAGTAGAGCTCAACCCGGATGGTGGACTATCTGAAGAAATAATTCTTTTCGCTTTCTCCTGAGCCTGCTCCCATATGTCAGGATTAAACTCAATGATCTCAGAATAGATCTCGCTGTTGTTCTTATTCATCACAACAGCCATAGCCTTGTTCAGGTTGAAGCATCCCATGTAGCAATGTAGCTGCCACTTATATGCCTTAGACCAGCCTTGATAATCTTCTAACTTAACAAGCTCCCTGAATCTCTTGTCATTAGCTGACTTAGCCTCAAAGAGAATCACCTCATCTGGGGCATCATCTATGACACGCCTGAGAAAACCATCGCAGCTACCCGCAAAGTGACCGCCAAGATAAGACGCTCGATATTGATCACCGTTAGCGTCCACGGCAGAGATATCAAACACGTTGGTCTTCTTAATGAAGTGAACCAGTTGATCCTCTATGTGATTACCGAGGTCAAACAACCTGAGCATTCTCCCTGAGAACGATGATGGCAAACACCAGTGAAGGTCAAGCCATATCTTACGTTCATCATCACCACCAATACCGCTCATGCCTAGGTGACCCCTGAACCTGTCGTTGTCTTCAGCTATGAGCTTATCCATCTTTTCAAAAAGTAACGCCGATGACATTCCAATACCTCCCTTCTTTTCGTAAGTTAACTTTCTTTATTTGATCAAGCGCCCCGTCATCCACCATGCGAACTGCCGAATCAATACTGTAAGGAAGATCAAAACCTCTCGACATAATCCGCCATTTCTTTTCAGCTACCTCCCTCGGCTTACCCCTCATGGTCATCATNAGAGCAGTGGATCGAGGCCAGTAATTGTCGTTAGTCTTAAAAATAATCTTCAGATACTCGTTACCGTTCTTCGATACAGCATTCTGAGCGTTAACGAATTCAACTATCTCCTGCTTTTCAATGATGGCAGCTTCACCCATCTCATCCGACAACACATTGCCTTCGGCAGCGATGGTTGTTTCAGCGGCTTCCGCCTCTTCCCTGATAGGTTCAATTTCATCTTCTACCGGAGGTAATGGCTTGACTATGCCGCATTCTCTGCAAGTCTTATCCTCCATGTCATTGACCGACAGACACTCATCACAGATCCAGATCTTTTCTTCATCAGTAGCCTCATCGTCTTTCTTGTTACGCTCAGGTCTGGCGACATCGATGCATCCATGGCGGCCCATGTTTCCACCGTAGTCCAGCAGCAGGCAATCATCCTTGCCCGGCCAAGGCCGCATACCCCTGCCGCAGATCTGAACGTACAGTCCAAGCGATTTGGTTGGCCTAAGCAATGCAATGCAATCTGTTCTGGGCGCGTCCCATCCCTCAGTCAACACCGCTACGTTACACAGTGCGTTGAGAGTGCCTTTCTCAAATCTTTCAAGGATATCTTCGCGCTCATCCATCGGAGTCTCAGCCGTGACACACGCTGCCTTGATCCCCTGGTTCTGCAGGAACAGCGCCATCTTGTTCGCGTGAAGCACACTGACGCAGAAGAACACCGTGCTTTGCCTGCCCTTCAAGTAAGCCTTCTCCAACCAATCGTTAATGATGGAATAGATGGTTTCATCTACGATGGCCAGTGCTTCAAGGTCCGACTCTCTATAGTCTCCTCCCTTGAACTTGACCCTAGCCTTTGAGGCATCGATGACGGCATTGTTATTTACCTTGAACGATGACAGCCTTGACAGGTAGCCCTCCTTAATAAGACTAGGTATGGTTGCCTTGAAGGCCACACCTCCAAAGAAGTGATCGTCCATACCATAAATGTAGCCTTGACCCATACGGTAGGGCGTGGCAGTTACACCCATGATCTTGGGGCAACCNATCTCTTCAAAGTGATCGATGATCTTTCGGTATCGACTACTCATCTGAGGACCAACATGATGAGCCTCATCGATGATGATGTAATCAAAGGGATAGGATTTCTCTAGTCGCTTCTTTGAAGCCAGTGTATCTCTACTGGCAACAACGATTGGCGCTGTCTGATTAAACTTCTTGAGGCTGGCCGCGAGTACCCCAACCGGGGCATCAGGCCACACACTGGTTAGTTTATCAACCGCTTGGCTGATGAGTTCTTGACGATGAGCCAAGATAAGAAATCGTTTGCTTGGATTAGCAAGGTATAGCTCTTTAATCAATGTAGTAAAGACAACTGTCTTACCCGCCCCAGTAGGTAGTACGATGAGGGGGTAAGTTGTTTCTTCTTTAAACCAACAGTGAGCTTTTGCTAAAGCTTTTTTCTGATAGTTTCTGAGTTCCATTTTTATCCTCTTATCAATTATTTTTTTCTTCAAATGCGTCATCTATCTCNTTACGCCGCTTCAAAGATTCTTTTTTAACTAACCTTATGTTCCAATCAACTTGATCAGGATCTTCAGCAAAGATATAAGCATTGCTGATTGATAAGTTCATGAGTTCTTGAATTAAATCTGCATTGGTTAAAGTTTCTGTTTGGTGCTCACCCATTAGTTCTTGAACCGCAAACAAAAAGCTGTTGATGCTTTCATTTCTATCCAAATCAATTTCTCTTGATTCATTCTTATCCTCCATCATTAGCTCTGTACAATATGTGATTGCTTCACCTCTGTCTGGGCTAACACCCAAGCATGGCTTACCGTCTAACTTCTGAAACGCAGACCAGATCTTTGTCGGTTTTCCATCTACCATGACCTCATCAAACTTAACAATCATTTCTGATTCCTCGCTTTCCATTTTGTTCTCCGTTTAAAATCGTGGTGGATCACCCAAGAGGAGGAAATAATCTATCGAGTTCCTCTTGAGTGTTTTGGGCAAGGATGCCACCACACCCTCTTAACTACCCGATAGATTAGTTAGCCCAGTTCACTGGCTGATTACCTTGAGGCGCTTGAGCTTGCGCTTGAGGCGCTTGCATCTGTGGCGCAGCGGCCTGAGCTTGTGGCGCAGGAGCTTGAGTATTACCCGACAGGAAAGACTTAACTGCGTTCTTATCAGGATAGCCATTTGTCCCAGGCTTGGTACAAATGTTCGCTTGAATCGGTCGGTTCATAGCCTGACTCAACGTCTGGTTGTTGAGAGGCACAGTGTCCACATCAATACCAGCACTTCTCATAAAGGCTTTAATCCTACCTAAAGCAACCGTAGTGTTCTTGCCTGTCAACACAAAAGTTTCAAAGACCCTTCTGTTCTGATGGGTCGGACCAGTGATCGAGAACTGAACATCAACCCCCTCGTTTCCGCTGCCGTATGTCCTTGACTCAAACTTAACAGCCTCGATGGTGTACTGACCGTCCGGTACGGGTGAGTAATCACCTGTCGCAGACTCATCAACGCCGTCTAAACTAATACCACTATCTAATATACCCATGTTACTTAGCTCCTTTAGCTACAGTCAGTTGCGCTGGATTAAGCGCTGTCTTATATGCATCCAAAAATGCATTCCATTCAAACGGAAGCTTGGGCGGAATGTCTAATCTAGACTTCGCGTCAAACCCCGCAGAAAATTTAGTGTGCAATGATCGGTTACCGTAAGAAGTCGCACGGTTCTTTGAACCATCCTTGTCTACGTTAACGTCATAGTTTGCAAACAAGTTGAAGTCCACCCAATCTTTGATGAGATGGTTAACCTTCTTGTGGCAACGCATCTCCCAACGATCATAGCCTTCATTCGTTGGATCATTGAACGGCTTGACTGCAACGTGACTTAACAAGATTACATTCATGTTCTTGTTGTTCACTAAGAAGTCTAAGAATCCAAGCAACCTAACGAACTCTTCGGCCACGGCGGTGAAACCTTTGCCGTACCCCGGAGTCTCGATTGATTCCCACTTGTTCTTCTTACACACATGCGCTTCAGCCAAGATGCTTGCCGCATCTGTGGTGTCGAGCACAATTGTTTTAAACGAATGCTGTTCATTGGCCAGCATAGCAAGATGCCGCACGATGTCTTCCCATTCGTCACACAATGGAAATGCTTGAGCGTCAATGAACTTCAAACCGTCCTCCGCTTGGATAAAGATTGCATCGTCAGCACTAGCGCCGAAGGTGCTCTTCCCTATACCATCTACGCCTTGAATGTTTAACCGCACAGGCGGGTATCCATTCGCGTCAGCGCGAGCAGAGGTGTTTCTTACCACATCTTTTAATGACACGGTTTCTGTCATGAGGTTTCCTCTTCAGTTGATTTAAGTTTGCCAAGATCTATCTTCTTGACGGTAGGTTCGCCTAACTTTGTCGTTAAGCAATTTGCAAAGACAAGAGCTTCCTTTGGATTCATGGTCGCCCAATCTTTATACTTTCGCATGTCAACTTTGAATTTGTACTCACTCGTAAGAAACGGTAGAGGGTGCTCATCATCAGGATCAGCGAAAAGAATAGCTAACGCATCTCCTATAAGATCGGAGTCCCAATCATAACTTCGTTTGATTTCGTAGGTCACACCTTGAACGGTGCGCTCACCACCCTGGTTGGATAGCGGTAGTACGGCTGACTGTGCTTCTTTACTTTCTAATACTTCTCGTTGTAACTTCTTTATCTCTTTATCTAACTTTACTTTTTGCCCTTTCGCAGCGACTAAAGCTTCTACAGTTTCTGTATAATTCATCTCTATCTCCTCTCCACAAAAACAAATCTACTATGGCTCAATATTTAAGTCAACAATAAAGATAGTTATTTTTTCTAATCAAAAGAGATTGCAATCTTATCGGGCATTTCATATAGTCCTTATCTGTGCAATACGCAAGGAAAATTTTATGGACTACCAAAATTTAAATTCGCGTATCTGGGCATGGGACATGATGTCTGATGAACCAGAGACATGCGTTGAAGGTTTTGATTGTGAGTTTGAAGATGGTGTTTGTATCCAGTGTGGAGAAGAAGAAGATGAGTAGTAATGTAAAGAATGTCGATGACTTTGTTATCGAGAAGAACGTACCGATGGGAAAGAGCTTTAGGTCTAGACCCGGTAAGTGGCAAAAAGTATTGTCGGAAATGGAGATCGATGATTCTTTTTTGATTGATGAGACTAACGATAAAAGCTTGAAGCAAATGAATGCAGTGCGGTCTGCTGCGACAAGCATGGGTTACAAAGTTAAAGGGATAAAAGAGAGTGAAGACAGTCGAAGGATCTACCGGACCGAATGATATGCGGCTATTTCAGGCTGAATTTGGAAGCCAAGAAATTACGCATGAAAATAAAGCGGATTGGTTGCATGACTGTTGGGAGAATGGTTTACACATTATCCCTTGTGGTTCGCCTTCTGAAATTGTTCCGGCGTATTTTAGAAAGCGACATCCGTTTGATGATGAGCTTGCACTAAAATCCAAATGGTCTAAGACACCAAGGGTTAGTTGGGCAGCGTATCAGAAGATACAGCCTAGTGATGAAGAGATACAGAGGTGGCATCAGGAATATCCTAATGCAAACTGGGCCGCAATCACTGGTATTACCTTCGTGGTCATCGATGCTGACTCTGATGAGGCAGTCGATTGGATATCGAAGGGCGGTATCACACAGAGCCCTTTAGTTCAACGTACCCCTAGGGGTGGAGCTCACTACTTTTATGGTGTGGGGCATCATCAGGTCAAGACAGGTGCAGGAGCTAACAAGATTGATACCCGTGGCAACGGTGGCTATGTGATGGTCGCCCCCTCTGCCGGGTATGTCATGTATTGTAATCTTGCAGTTGGCCTGACCTCGATGGATGAGTTGCCTTGGTTGACTGAAGAAGACATCACCGCAATCTCTTTGTTCAATAGTGATGGTGAGGTCGAGCCCACCCTGCGTGACAAGCTAACGGAGGAGGCCGTCAAGGAAGGTGGCCGAAACGATAAGCTTGCTAGACTTGTAGGCAAGTGGATCAAAGAAGGGTGGGGCATGAGGGAGATCCAGATCAAGGCTCAGGATTGGGCTCAGACCTGTGAACCTCCCATGAATATTGTCGAAACAGCCACCACGGTGATGTCGATTTGCCAAGGTCACATCAAGCGTAACCCAGATGACATCAACGCTGGGGTCAACGAATGGAAGACCAGCGAATGGCAGACTCAGATCAGCGAGGATCTCAAAGAGATACAGGATCAAGAAGATCCTATCTTAGTTGAAGCCCCAGCAGACAAAGGTCCGTTAGGTCTAGTGCCATTCAATCATGAGGAGTGGCAAGAAGAAACACTAGAGACTAGTGTCGAGCAGTATTGGGGTGATGCATTCATCTTCAAGCAGAGCCGAGTGCTGCTATTGGGTAAGCCCAAGATCGGTAAGTCCAACTACCTCGGAGCATTCGCAGCCGGAGCAACGACAGGCACTGACTTCATGGGTGTGCCATTCAGTAAGCCGCTCAAGGTAATGTGGTTTCAGGCAGAGATCATCAAAGAATTTCTCAAGGGTAGAATCGAAACATACTTCAGAAGGTTCGGGGATGATGAGGATTTGATCCGATTGGGCTATGAGAATCTGATTGTGTCAGGTCGCCTGAGAAAGAACCTAATGACCGACCAAGATATCCAAGCATTTCATGATGAGATCCAATACCACAAGCCTGACATCATCATGATCGACCCCATCATTAACTTCTTCGATGGTGAGGAGAACAGTAACACAGAGATTCGTAAGCTTCTTGATCGGGTGGATAAGCTGATCGAGATGAATGATGTCGCAGTCATTGTCGCGCATCACACAGGTAAAGAGAGAGCAGATGACAAGAGCTTCATGTCAGCCAGAGGTGGATCAGTATTCGCAGGATGGTTCGACAGTGGCATCAAGCTGGCCGGGGAGAAACCTAACGTCAGCTTCTACTATGAGGCGCGTAACGCCAAAGATCCTGATGAGCACCTCGCCTTCTTTGACTTTGATCTAGGTGTCTGGACTGTCAGTGACCTCGGCAAGAGGCAAACGAAAGTTGTATCTCCAGAGGATGAGATGGAGATAGCAGGCATCGTGCTGAAAGGAATGAAGGTAGATATCTACTACAAACGTGCTGATCTAGAGCTTGTCGCTAAGGCTCAGTTGCGTAGACACAACAAGGCCAATGGGATGAAAGCATGCCAGAAGGCGGTCAGTTATGTGCAAAGTAAATTGGGCCATAAGGTGCTGACCTTCAGCATCCCAGGCCAAGCGATGTGGCACTACCTCGCGGAATCAACCGCACAAAAACCATGGGAGATAGAATGATGATTGAAAGTTTTGGCTACGGTGGGCAGTTGGTGAGAGAGGCAAAAGAATTGGCCGAAAAGGAGCAGGTTGATTTGGATATAGCTTTGAAGGCAGTTGTTGGTGCTAAACATGCCATAGGTCTATATCAAATAAAAGATGAGGTGATAGTCCTTAAAGATGTATTGAATAAGATGGACTTATTTTATTAATCATTTAACAAAGGAGAAAAGCACGATGAATATATTTACACAGTTTAAAAATTGGGCGGCAGGATTGATAGGCCGTGAAAAAATTCAAGAGGTTGTAGAAAACCTTCCTCAAAAGGTTCAAAAGGTCAAGAAGGTTGGTAAGAAGTTAAAGCAAGCGCGGGATGCTAGGGGTAGATTCCTGAAGGATGATCCAACAACAGAAGAGAACGAAGCTTTTGTGCCGGAAGATGATCGGTATCATGGCAAGGGTGATAACAGAATAGAGAGGCCGTGACATGAAGATGACTAACAAGAAGAACATCAAGCAGGAGTATATCTTCAAGGCTAAGGTGGTCCGAGTCATAGATGGGGATACAATCGATGTTGATATCCCGGTAGGGTTCGGCATCACAAAGACCAAGCAGCGGTGTCGTTCTAATGGAATCGATACACCTGAATCCAGGATCAATACAAAGCGACAGCCTGAACGGATCAGGGAGAAAGAACTTGGCTTTGAAAGTAAGGCGAGGATGAAGGTGCTCTGTGGCAAAGAGGTGTACATCGAGAGCTTGGATGGGGGTAAGCTCGACAAGTATGGTCGCTTGTTGATCAACCTATATACCCTCGATGGTATCAACATCTCCGCAACCCTGATCAACGAAGGGTTGGCAATCAAGTACAGCGGCGGGAGAAAGAAACATGTCTGGGCCTGACGCAGTAAACCCAAGTCATTACAAGCAGGGAGACATCGAGTGCATCGATGCGATCCAAGCAAGCATGAGCGCGGAGGCATTCAAAGGATACCTCAAAGGTAACAACATCAAGTACATGTGGCGTTACGAAAGTAAGCANGCAATGAACCCGCTTGAGGATCTCAGGAAAGCTGAGTGGTACTTGGATAAGTTAAAGATGACGGTATCAATGGAGCGAAACCTGTGAGCGAGATGGATGTAAACTACGACATGTCTGACTTAAACAGAATTGCGAATGCGCTTGAGCGTATCGTTGAACTAATCGAACAATCAAAAGAGGAAGCAGAGAACGATGAGTGAAGTTAAAAGGGATAGATCAAACAGCAAGCCAGTGGTCGTTGAAGGAAGGATGTGTCCTACCTGTAAGACAACAAACCCAAAGGCATTCAGTGGCAGGGCTAAGAACCTGTCAGCGCCCTGTAAAGCCTGTGCTAGAGACACTGAGGCGAACAGACATCAAAGGGTTATTCACAATCAAAAGATGGTTGATCGATACTTTAAACCCTGTAAGCCTTGGGTCAAGAAAGAGATAGAGAGAATGGAGGGCATTAAAGAAGCCGAGGAAGCAAGGAGAATGGCAGGGTAATGTCTTGAAGGTAGATGCTCTGATAAGGGGTGAAAGGAATAAACACCCCCAATCAGAACAAGATCCTAGCCAAGTTAGTCACAGGAAAGAGGGAGCAAACCTGATACCTATTGGCAACGGAGTAATAGGATCAAGTAACATCCTAAAGATAACACTTGATATTTGCAATAGATTAATTTGATATCTGTAATAGATTTTAACAGGGAAAAAACATGAAAGTTGTGCTTTATTTTATTGCATCATGGGGTACATGGATGGAACATTCATCCTATGACAACATGAATGAGTGTCTTAAAGTGAAACAACAGATAGAAACAGATGAAAGATTGAACCAAGATTTTGAGGTCATTTGTGTGGCAATCAACAAGAATGAGGTAATCGTTTACTGATGAAAGTTAAAGTGATTTCGAGGCAAAAGGTAGGGGCAATCGGGGCTGATTTCAAATTGACCCATACCCCCTGTTTTGAAAATAAAGTTCAACGATATCAATGGTTTAGGGGTAGGGTCAGTAGGGTCAGCGTTGACCCGCCCCACCTTCGTTGACCCATGCTCTACAGCCCAGTAAAAACGTGTAGGGTCATAGGGTTAGTAGGGTCATCCCTAAAGGGAGAGAAATATATATACATATTCTCTACCACACCTCCTTTAGGGTGGGGGGAAAAAAATAAAGTGGCAGTTAAATTAGAAGAGAGTTGGTGAGTGATATGAGTGATAAGAAAAACGAGAATATGTTGATGTATCCAGAGGAGTTTGCGAAGCGAGGTCTATCCCGGAAGAAGCGATTGTCTGAGAAGCAAGAGAAGTTTGTGCAGTTGTTTGTCTATCATGATCTGACTAAGAAGGAGTGCGCTCTCCGGGCTGGATATAAAAATCCAAGCGTAGCAGCTTCGACCATGCTTCATGGTGTGCAGTACAGTCATGTGCAAGATCGAATCGCAGAGCTCACAGAATCTAAGCAACTCAAGTACGGGATTACATTTGATAAGGTATCCAGAGATCTTCAGATGATCAGGGATGCAGCCCTGGAGGATGGCGCTTATGGGCCAGCAGTTCAGGCAGAGATGGGGAGGGCCAAGCTTGCAGGCTTGATGGTTGATAAGAAGGAGATCAAGACAGGCAAGATTGATTCAATGGATCGAGGGGAAGTGGAGGCAAGACTCAGGGCTTTGATCGATAAGCATGAGCTTGCGAGTCAGTTACAGGGTGAAGCAATAGTCGTAGAGGGAGAGATAGAGGATGGCGAATACGAGGAAGAAGATCATCGCGAAGAAGAGGGCATCGATGAAGACTTGGATGATGAGCAGTATGAAGAAGAGTTCGGAGAAGATTATGGAGAGAAGTGATCGAGAAATTTTTATTATTGAGGACACTGTCACAAAGTTGATTGATGGCTATTACTTGAGCAACACCATGGCAGTGAGGTCTGCAGCAAGCTATGCAAGAAAAACAGGGCATCCTATGGAGGTTAAGTTAATGAAAGATATTGAGTGGATGGACAAGCAAATCACAGAAGACGGTAAGCTGCTTCATCTCGAAGATGATGTAATGATCAAGTACAGTGAGGCATACAATCATGGCACTATGCATAGATCAGATAAACTAGATGCACAAATAAGAGAAAGATTACAAGCTATAAGAGCTAATTTAGACTTGATTACATTTGATGATGAGCGTGATGAGGACGCTACGCCCTCCACACCTCCGGCCTGAATGAATGGCGCTTGCGAACTTTCTTTGTGACTCTGCGCTTGTTAAGGATGGACTTCTTTAGTTTGTGCATCGCAGTACGATGGCCTGTCGAACAGTACCTTGCTCCTTTCTCTTTGTTGTTCGCACTAGTGAATGTCTGACCACACCAGTTACAGGTGCGCTCCATTGGCTTGTGAGATTGGTGAAGGGTGGATGAGTTCCACCTCACACCACCTCTGGTTTCTTTTTTATTTTTCATTCGAGAGTATACAGGTTGATGGCTTTTTATATTCAGCCCAAGGGTTCAACTCATCGTCTCGGTAATCCTCCCAAGGTGCAGAATGTGGCCAAGGTCGGTATCGATGACCACCTAAATCTTTTACAAGTTTGTGTCTCGAAATTATTTCAGCGGTCATATCATTAACATCATGGTGCAGTTTTCTTTCTGAATTACGTTCAATGTATTTATTTTCTGCTTTCTTTAAGTTCCATTCTGCTAGTGCAAGTTTGTGCTTTAATTCTTTAACGAGTTCTAACTGTTTTTCTCTCTCTTCTCTAGCAGTTGCTTCTAATTCGCACCGTTTGAATAACTCATCTAACGAATTGCCAAAAATGTTTCCTCCGTTATCATCGTAGAATGAATCGTTACTTTTCTTTTTTTGATTAACCTTGCCTTTAATGTTGAACATGGGAAGCTCTGTCTTGATGGCATTATCCTCTGCTTCTAATGCCTCTTGCCTTGAATCAAAGTGTTCCAGTTCAACGTGAACGCATTGATTGTGCCAGATTGATGTAGCCTTGTGCTGACTTAATCGATGCATTGCAGAGTGTGAAATCCCTACATAAAGTAAAGCACCATGCTCATCAAATGAACGATACAAGGTTGTTCTATCGCAACTCATTCAACACCTCCCATGCTTTTGCCGATTGCTGAGGGACTACTCCATTTCCCAACATCCTAATTCGGTCAACCCTGTCGGAACACCCATCAACCACTCGATCCACATCGGGTTCAAATGTCCAGATACTATGTCTGTCCCAACTCCACCTATCGCCGCGTTGGGCAGTGCATCGAACCTTCTGCTCTTGCCGTCCTTGCGAGTCAGTGACTCCTCTTTGTACCCTCCCTTGTAATCCCTCGATGTCGGAGTGGGTAGTGGTTGGTTGAAGACTATGGCCGTTAGGTTGTTCTGATGGTCGTCCCTCAACTTCTTCGTTGCCTTGTTCGAATCTTGAACTGTCGGTGTTGGCCATTGGTTGTGCCTCGCCATCGATTCCAGTGAGTGTCTGACCTTGCCCGTCCTCCCCGCTGCCCCACCTTGGTTGCTCCCATAAGGGGTGGCCGATGGCGTTGGCAAGGATAAAGACTCTCTTTCTCTGGTGAGGAGCGCCGACTTCAGCCGCGCTGAATATTCCCCACGTTGAGTCGTAACCATCTTCTTCCATGTCGCTGAGGACTGAGGAGAGTCCAAGCGAGATGTGTCCTTCAACGTTCTCGAAGAAGCATTGAGTAGGTCTAATTGTATTGACATGCTCTCTGATGTATGGCCAGAGATGTCGTGGGTCATCTTCCCCCTTGCGTCTTCCCGCTCCGCTAAAAGGTTGGCACGGATATCCGCCAGTGATGAGGTCAACGCAGTCTCGAAAGAGATGTGATGGGAAGGTTTTAAGATCCGAGTAAATAGGTGCGGCATCCAACTCACCCGATTCCATCTTGTTAACCAAGTTCGTAATGGCGTAGGCTTCGATCTCCACATAAGCGAGGACTCGATGGTTGACTCCAACAAGGTCAAGTCCTCTTTCGATGCCACCGTATCCGCTACAAAAGCTAATGACGTTGAGGGGTCTGTTAGGTTTAAGTTCTTTGGAAGTATCCACATTTATTGCCCTCCTTCTTTGTTCAGTCTGCGAATCGCAAAAGATGCCCACACTCTGATGTTACTAGCCATTTCATCGAAGCTTTGATCGAATGGATACTCTTCAGAGCAGTCTGCATCTTCACCTGCTTTGTTGTAGATACATTCCGTTAAGACGTTGGCCGAATTAGCGAAGTCATCGTAAGCTTTTATTAATTCTAATGTGTCTCTCTTTGAGTCTGACATATCGTTTTCCTTTTTTAGTTTATGGTTAACCACAGTTTTAATTGAGTGGTGGGGTTGAGGTTGTTGATCAAGATGTAATCGAAGTGCTTGCCGATTGTCTCAATGGCTTTCTTTGAGTTCTTGATGTGAGCATCGGTTGCACGTTTGTCTGTTGCATACAGCAAACCCTTTCCACTGTTCGCATCCCTATCGATGATGTGGATGTTCTTGCGTAATGCTTTGCCCATCTCCTTCATGGTCAACTGTTCGTTGATCAATGAGCCAACAGCAATGTCAAGATAAGCAAACTCAAGATCCATCTCTTTGTAAAAAGAAAAGTCTGAATCTTCTTTTGATCGGATCTCTTCGTACTCATACCATCGCTCTGTCTTGCAGTAGTTCTCTGCAATGTCTATCGCTTTGTGGTATAGCTTGCGACCTTCTTCCTTGGATGGCGTGTAGTAGTTGTTGTCACCTCGACCATCATTCTCTACGCGCATGACCTTGATGCCATCAACGTAGATGTGAGCATTGAAATGATGCGTGTCATTCGAGCTTACTTTGTTGTGGTCTAATGATCGGATCTCCATGCCAGCGCACACCTCCGATGCGAGGCGTGTGTTGGCGATAGAATCTTTGATCCATTGTGATTGGCTTCTCATGTCAACCCCATCATTAATTTCTTCATGGAAGGCTTTAGCTTCTCATGTAACTCTGATTGCGAGTGTGAGGAGGCGCATGTGCGACAGATGTAAATTGCATTGTCATTGAACTCGATGGTGTCGTATGGGCTGTCACGCTTTACATCTTTGTTACATACACTGCATTGACCCATGATCTCGTAGCTATTGCTCACGATGTGAACTCCTTTGTCTTGACGTTGAAGTTATCGCGGATGTGTATCAATCCTTGCTCAAGGCTGAATGGATCTGATAAGTAACCACTGTCCTTAGGGAAGTAACCAAACGAGATGTCATAGTAGTCATCATCTCCATCGATTGAGTAGAGAGAGAACATGCATGGCGTGTCTGTGCGTAACCCAATCCATGCATCAACCATGATGGGAGCCATAGCAAAGTCAGAGTGTGGCTCAAGATGGATTGGATTGATCAACCACGTAGCACCATTGTGCTTGTAGGATAGGTGGTGGAAACCTCCACCAGAATGTTCTTGAGCGAGATCAAACTCGGTGATGATGTCGTTGACTTCAATCTCAGTCTTCTTATTGAGGAGTGCATCAAGGTAAGTGTAGGCATTGACCTCGATGTTTTTGGGTAGATCAAGAGGTCTGAATCGTAGGTAATAATCGTTCACCCCCGCGTCTTCCTCTTCATACTCAAACCACTTTTCCAGTGCAGACTGAACGAATCGAATGACATAGTGAAAGTCTTCATCAACGTAATCAAGGTTGACCTCACAACAAAGTCTTACTCCCCCCGTTAATCTTAAGACAGACTTAGACATCGTGTATTCAAACGAGACTGAACCTTCCTTGATGATGGCACTGTAATTTGCCATGGTAATAGACGCGCACTTGCGGCCTAATTCTATGTACTCCCGAACAATAACGTGCGGCCTTTCTTGCGGCCTTCTTGGTGCTTGCGAACTTGTGTTTGTATCCATTGTCATTTCCTTTTTTAATTTTGCTTGCGAACTTCCCCGCTAGATAACGGGGAGTGTTGGGTTTTCTTGATCGCTCGTTGCGAGGGCTCCGGCATCGTTGCCCTCATCGTCGCGCATTGGGAATATGTAAGTGCCATCGTCTAAGATCATGACGATAGGGCTACTGCAAAATCCAGAATTTGCGGCCTCCTCCTCCGTCATGTATCGCACGGCCGCGATTGTCTTGCCTTCTAACATGTTGCGGCCTATCCATTCCCACTTTGCGCGTGGTGATCGCGTGGGTTTGCTTTTTGTTTTTTCGCTCATGGTTTTTCTTCCTTTTTTTAGGTGGGGTTGTGCGACCTATGCGGTCGCGATGATATCGGGGTTGATTACAAAATCGGATTGTTCAACCGTGCTCTTATCGGCCTTGGTTCGCTTGTACTTGAGCCCAATAATTACCTTACCCGCGTCAAGGTTAACGAGATCGGATTGATCACCATCAATGACGGGTCGGCCTAGAAATCTATAGTTTGGGTCGGTCGGTATGCGAGTGAATACCACGCTGATAGGTGCGTCAGTTTTTAGTGCGCGTTTTACTTGCGTTTGATATTTGGGCGCTCCCGAATACGAGAACATGAGATTATAGTTTGATGGTGTCTTACCTATGCGGTGCGCTTGTTTCGTGTAATCGTAAAACGTAATGTTTGGGAATAATTGGGGTATGCCGTGGCGCTCCCACTGTATGTCACTTATAACATTAAGTCGGACTATCGGCTTGACGTTTGTTTTAATGCAAAGCTTCTCGAAATTCTCTAATTCTCGGACTAATTGAGCGAGGAAAGCGTGCGCGTCATTGTGCCAGAAATCGGTTTTTCTCTGACGACCTTGTGCAACGTTATCAAAGCGACCACGGCCGGACGATTGTAAACACAGTTCATTGCATCCGGCCGCAATAGACCACGGACAGAGTATATCGTCCGGCATGAGTGATAAGCTTGCGATTCTTACGGCCTCTTTTACAGAGGAATGTAATTCTGTTTTTTTAATCTTTGTGTTTGCCTTTCCAGTATCTAATAGTTTCAATTTAATGCTCCCTTTTACATGCATTATTGCATTGTCGTTTCTAATTGTATCAAATAAACATAATAAAAGAAAAGCTTTTAATTGGAGTTAAATTGTGAGTGATATCCCATACCTCCCCACACATAAAGAACAATCTTTATTGTTTGCCTTTTTAACTTGCGACCTTGCGCGTAAAAAAAATATAAATTTTGTTTGCATGTTATGCGATTAAGTGCTAGAGCTCTGGACCTTGAGCTTGCGGCCTTGCGCGTATATATAAGCGCGAGCGCGAGCGCTTGCGGCCTTACGCTTTTTTTTATTGAGAGTGCAAGCGANNGCTTGCGGCCTTGCGCTTTTTATTACTTGCGGCCTCACACTTTTTTTATTTTTAAAAAACGCGAAGAGCTTGCGGCCTCATGCGCTTGCGGCCTTATGCGCGTGATTGCCTCGGACCTAGGGTTGGTCCGGGTTAGACCCCGGAGTATATGGCCCCATCCTGGGGCGTAGCCCCTGGTCCCTGGGCTCCAGGCAAAAAAAAGGAGAGCTCTTGCTCCCCCTGGGGCATGTCCCGGCTTACTTAACTTGAACTATCATACTTGAGATCTCATCTCTCAATTCTGAATTGATCATTGCCTTTTCAATTAATTCATCTACGGGTATGTTAAATCCAATAGATATAATCCTAAGCATATCGACCATGGATTCCGCGTCATCTGGACTAGTCCCAGATTTTAATGCCAGATGGTAAGCCTGCTCTACATAAGTTAATTCATTCATACTACTCTCCCTTTTTTTAAGTTGGGGGGGATTGCTCCCCCCTATTAGTTTATGGGTGCATACGTTCCGCGTATGCCTCTGCGTCATCATACGCATCAGCTTCTTTTAGCTCCTCATCCGATGAGTCAGGTTCCGCATCCAATGGGTGCGGTTCCGCATTCATGATGGAGGGTTCCTGAACCAACTTGGATTGGCTCTCAGTGTATCGCCCGAACCTTTCTAATTCTGTGATGAACTTGACCCCCCATATATTCTGGACCTTAAGACGCTGCCCATCCGATAGCATGGTGAATGCTTTATGGCATTGCTCTATCGCGTAAGTTACATCATAGGATCCGTCATCTTTTGATAATCCTTTTAATTCTAGATCTTCCTTATATGTTCTTTTGCTCATGATCTTTTTCCTTTTTTTAAGATGGGGGGCAATGCCCCCCGATTAGTTTACTTTCTTAACTCTCGAATGGTGCGGGTGTTACTGAATACGGATTTGCTAACATTTTAAAAGAATAATCTTTTTTCGGGGCTACAGATGTAACCGTTCCGGTCATCCCCATGTACATGAAATTTAACCCATTTGACGCATTCTGTCTTTTATTAGAGTTAGGCGTTCTCGGCATCTGAACAAATCCGTCTGGCAAACCATCAATAGATTTTGCAATGACCTTAGACTTCCTAATGTTTAATGTCGGAACGATTATATTTCTAGCAGAATCCTTGTATTCTTTAATAATTCTGGCCGCTGCCTTGTACGCTTTTACATCGCTAGATAATTCTAGCTCTGCGTGTTCTCGCATGGATCTGGCCAGAATCGATTCGGTGTTTTTTTCGTTTACGCTGTAAGTAATTGGCATTTCATTATTCCTTTTTTTTCTAATCCTTATTGATTAGATGAGTCTAATCATACAGAAAAAAACATAAGATAACAATAAAATATAATAATAAATTTAATAATAATTAAAAACAAATTAATCTTTTACTGATTAACATGTCTTGTCTCTTGATCTTATGTCTTCCAAAGGCAAACAATGCCCTAGATTTTTTCTAGGGTCCCCTAGGGGTCATGTCTTGAATTTTTGAGATCCGAAAATAAAAAAAGGGGGAACCCCCTTAATGTGTTGAGTTTAGTGAAGTGTTGTGTAATATCATTTCACGCATACAATTCTGTGGAAAAATCATTTTGGCCACACTCTCCCATATCCCCGAATCCGACATGAAAGAGATCCTTATGTTGAAGGATCGGCTATCGTTGCTGGAGTCCCAGCACCAATGCCAAGAATCCTTTATGGATTACGTCAGATACATCTGGGATGGGTTCATTGAGGGGGAGCACCACAGACTTATCGCAGACAAGCTCACAGAGGTCGCTCAGGGCAAGTGTAAGCGTTTAATCGTCAACATGCCCCCTAGGCATACCAAGTCTGAATTCGCCTCTGTGTACTTCCCATCGTGGATTATGGGGCTAAAGCCTGACATGAAGATCATGCAGACTACTCACACGGCAGATTTATCCATACGTTTTGGCCGAAAGGTCAGGAACCTTATGGACACTGACGAATATAAGCGCATGTTTAGTGATGTTTCTTTGGCGGCAGACTCAAAATCAGCCGGAAGGTGGCAAACGGCCCAGGGGGGGGAATATTTCGCAGCAGGCGTTGGTGGAGCCATCACAGGGCGGGGTGCAGATTTATTAATTATTGATGATCCTCATTCGGAACAGGACGCATTATCGTTAAATGCCATGGAAGGAGCCTATGAGTGGTATACCTCTGGTCCCAGACAGCGTCTTCAACCCGGAGGAGCCATTGTTATTGTGATGACAAGGTGGTCAACCATTGATTTGACAGGCAAGTTATTGGGTAGGCAGGCTGAAGAACACGCAGATAACTGGGAAGTCATTGAATTGCCTGCTATTTTTGAGGATTCGGGCAATGTCTTGTGGCCTGAGTTCTGGAAGAAGGAGGAATTAGAGTCTGTTAAGGCTTCGATTCCGGTCATGAAGTGGAATGCTCAGTACCAACAGAACCCCACCTCTGAGGAGGGGGCGATTATTAAGCGCGAATGGTGGAATATCTGGACTAAGGACTCCCCGCCTAGCTGTCATTACATTATTCAGTCTTATGACACTGCTTTTTCCAAGAAAGAGACAGCAGATTACAGTGCGATCACTACTTGGGGCGTATTTAGTCCTGGTGATGGCTTGGCTGACGCGATTGTGTTGTTGAATGCGGAGCGTGGGCGTTGGGATTTCCCTGAATTAAAGGCTGTTGCTTATGAAACCTACAAAGAATACAGTCCTGACATGGTGTTAATTGAATCTCAGGCGAGTGGTACGCCTTTGACGCAGGAACTTAGGATGATGGGCATCCCTGTGGTGAATTATCGTCCTAGTCGCGGAAATGACAAGATGACTCGCGTACATTCTGCGAGCCCTGTGTTTGAATCTGGTCTTGTGTGGGCTCCTGACTTTTTATTTGCAGAAGAAGTCATTGAAGAGTGTGCGGCTTTTCCTTTCGGGGAGCACGATGATTATGTAGACTCGATGACACAAGCTATATTAAGATTTAGGCAGGGTAATTTTATATCGCTTCAGTCTGACGAGGTTGAAGAAGAAGTTTCCAGAAAGCGAATCGCATATTATTAAAGGATCATGGCCATGGCTAAAGCAACAAAGGCGGTAGATGAAAGTTTAAGTTTAATTGAAAAAGCGCAAAGAGGATTATTAAAAAGATTACAGAAAATGGTAGATGACGGCGCTTCACAAGCCGATTTAGACAAAGTTGCAGGAAATGCTTCAAAGATAAAGCCTGGACCAGGGGCAATAGCTAGGCTTAAAGCGGCGGAAAGAAGAGCAATAGATTTTGTTTCTAGGGGGAAAAGAAAAGGAAGGATGGTAGATGGTAAATTTGTGGACAACACAAGCAGTAAGGTTAGAAGAGGCGCAGCAAGAGCAATTGTTTACGGGACTCCTATAGTCGGTTTGTCAAAATCAGGAAATGCTCTTTCAAAAGCTGAACAAGCTAAAAAATCTGCAGCAGATAATGCAGCGACAAGCACAGTGAAACCTAAACAAAAATCAAAAGCAGAAAAAGAAAAAGCAATCTTAGAATCCTATAAAAAAGGCGATAAGATTAGAGCGAATCGAGCAGCTTCTTCTTCAAAAAAAGGCAAAGGTAAGTTGTTCCCTAAATTTCGTCCCTTTGGTGGCGTTCTTGCAAGAGCTTTGTTAGGTGATGACGAAAAGTTTGGTGGTGAACGAGGCGCGATTGATTTTATTCGCACCAAGAAAAAGAAAACTACTCAAACACCGACATCTGAAAAAAGAAAAAGTGATAAGGAAGCAATTCTTAAAGCACAAAAAAGACAGGACAAAAATTTAGCTGCATCCACCAAAGCAAGAATTAGGAAAAAGGTTGAAGATGATGCTGCGAAAAAGAACATGGGCGGTATGATGAAAAAGAAAGGTTATGCCATGGGAGGTCAAGCATCAAAATTCCCTGACCTTAATAAAGACGGCAAAGTTACGCAGGCAGATATACTTCAAGGTCGTGGGGTAGCCAAGAAGAATATGGGCGGATCGATGAAGAAGAAAGGTTATGCAATGGGAGGCATGACCAAAAAGGGTTACGCTAATGGAGGCATGGCCAAGAAAGGGTATGCCAATGGTGGGTCTGCTAAGAAGACAACTGCTAAGAAAACTGCAACTCGCGGAAAGGCTAGGGGTGTAGGCGCTGCAACTCGCGGTTTTGGTAAAGCTATGAAGAAATAATTTTTAACCCAACGTAAGTTGGAAGGGTCAATTGGATAATGCCTTATTTACAAAGCAACATTCCTTACTTTAAGGCATGGGTAAGGAGAGAGTACACAGTAAATAACGAGCGCTACCATGGTGAGTTCTTACACGCCATGGTGGTTGCTGTTACTACCATGCCAAACAGATGCTTGAGTTTTCAAGTGATCTTTACAGGTTGTGAGTCTGATGATGAAGAAGACGCTCAAAATGTTCATGGCGGCGCAATGTGGGCAAGAATGCCAATCACTGCGTTAGTCGCTGATGTGCCTTTAGAAGAGTGGCCTCAAGAGTTGCCACCCTATCTTGCACAACCTTGGGACTGTATGTCGCACCATCATTCTGTGTACAAAATAGAAAGAGCTTCTCCCGCTCCTTGGATTGCTAAAGTTGATGGCGAGTTTTATCCGGCTAAGTATTACTGCACAGTAGACTATACTGGCAGTGAAATAGCGGATGATCCCGCGCAACATAAGCAAAGCCATATACTAGAATTGCTTGACGCAGGAGAATACACTGGCAATATAGTGGCTTTACCTAACAACAGAGTTAGAGTGACACATCCTGCTTGGTTTGAAACGGGAGAAGGCGCACCTGACTTTAAGCCAAATCAACGATCTTACAATTCAAAAGAAGATGTAGGATATGTTTGGGATACTGGTAGAGTGTTTAATAACTTGTATAGCGAGTAACGAATGAGGAAGCCGAATGGCCATTGAGCGCGGTGTTGATGACATAGATATTGCTGATCTTGATATTGAAGACAACTCAAAAGAAATTGAAATAGATCTTGATTCTGATTTAGATAATGAATCAGGCATCGATGATATCTTTGGTGGTATTAACGATGACGATAACGAGATTCTTGAAGACGGCACAATGCTTGTTGGTCTTGCCCCTGAGCCTATGATGAGTCAGGGCGAAAACTTCTTTGAGAACATTGCTGAAGTTGTTGATGATAGAGATCTTGGCCGCATCTATTCAGATTGCATGGGCGACTTCCAAGATGACAAGTCTTCTCGCAAAGAGTGGGAAGATCAATATCGGGAAGGGCTTGAATTCCTTGGCATGAAGTTTGAGGAAAGAACAGAGCCCTTTGAAGGCGCTTCAGGCATTATTCATCCTCTTCTCGCTGAGTCTGTGACTCAATTTCAAGCACAAGCTTACAAAGAAATGCTGCCATCCGGTGGACCTGTTAAGACTCAGGTCGTTGGTATGATGACTGAAAATACAGATCTTCAGGCTGCAAGAGTTCAGGAGTTTATGAATTACCAGATCACACAGGTAATGAAAGAATACGATCCTGAGACAGACCAATTACTTTTTTATCTGCCGTTGTCGGGTAGTGCTTTTAGAAAAGTACACTTTGACCAAACATTAGATCGTCCAGTATCTAGGTTCATCCCCTCAGAGAAACTGGTAGTACCTTATGGCGCATCTAGCTTAGATAGTGCGACAAGAATTACGCATGTTATTGACATGTCGTACAACGATGTGAAGAAGCTGCAACAGTCAGGCTTTTATAAAAAGTCAGACATCTCTTATTCTTCAGGTGGCGATTACGATGCTGACGGAATTGATGAGGAGATTGATGAGCTTCAAGGTGTTAAGCCTTCAGGTGGTTCCGGCTCTGATGAGTGCGAAATACTTGAGATGCACATTGAGTTAGATATACCCGGATTTGAAGATCTTGATGCAGAGGGTGAAGAGACAGGCATTAAGTTACCTTACATCGTGACGATTCTTCCTAAGCAATCTTCTGTATTGTCGATTCGCAGAAACTACAATCAGCAAGATCCGTTACGAAAAAGAATAGATTACTTTGTTCATTACAAGTTTCTGCCTGGGGTAGGATTTTACGGCTTCGGCTTGACGCATATGATCGGTGGC